ATACGATAAGTAACACAGGTAAAGTACAGAAGATTCCTTAACAAAAAGTTAAGCTCTACTAACAAAAAACAACGGGCCACGAATGTGTACAGGTTTACGTACAGTTTTACGTACAGGGGAAACACCACCTGAAATGTAGGCGATACCACCTAAAATTTTTTTCAAAAATCTGGGTTTTGGGAGAACAAGTTGATATACTGATGGGCTGGCGAGAAAGGCGTAACAGACGTAAAAAATCTTCTTTACTGCGAAGCCGCCCTATAAGGGAAAAATCACACATCTGCACCTTTCGTCGGATGTGTCACCATAAATAGAGGGTTCTGGGGCGTTGATAGCCCCTTCCCCAGATCGAGATCACCTCCTTCGCTTCTCGAAAAGCGTACTACCATTGTACCGCGAAGGGGTGCCACTACAAGGTCCGATGCACATGAAAAACGGTAACAGCCCATGAAAAACGATGAGAAAGACGACAAAGACTACGATTATCTGTCAATCGCTTTCACAATAGGTTTTCTAATTGTTACCATTCTTTTCATCCAAGGGTGTGCTACCACCCCTGCCACCCCCGCAGTACCCTATTCAGACAAATGGATGCGTCAACAGGGGTACGCACAGTATTGCACATCGGCCGGCGCTTCTTCGTTCCGCACCTGCGACTGGGTCACCCAAGCAGAAATGAAGGAAATCCTACGCACAAAGGGGTTCTGAGGTTGTGTTTACCTAATTTGTCCGGTATAAAGTAACGCATACGGTCTTAGAACCTGCGAAGTACTTATGACACTACAGCTTGAACCCGAGTTGGGCGTTCCATATAGCGAAGAATCGCCTTTTACGGACTTGACGGTCCGAACTGAAGCCATGTGCAACACTATAGCTACTTTATATGTGCATGACGGATTCGAATTATCCGAACCAACCCCCGAAGATGTAGCCCTCGCCGCAGAAATAGCCGCAGAATACGCCGATAACCCCGAAAAAGCCTCGAAAAAGCACACTGAGAAGGATATGGGTAGGATGACACCCGCTTCTCTCCTGCTAACCGGCCGGATACTCCACGAATTCGGACAGGCAGTGGTGAAAGACTCAAAAGAGATCCGATACCTCGTCACAAACAAACTACTTATCGAAACCGAGAACCCGGACGCGAAAGTGCGCCTGAAAGCACTGGAATTGCTTGGAAAACACTCAGATGTGGGGCTGTTTACCGAGAAATCAGAGATGACAATCACCCACCAGACCACCTCAGACCTACGTACACGGCTGCGAGAAAAGCTTGAACGCTTGGTAGAAGGTGAGACGGAAGAGCCACATTTGGTCCTTCCGGAGTCTGTGGACGGTGAATTTACCGAGATTATAGATGTGGACAAGGAACTCGGGCTTACAGAAACAAAAAAATGAGTGATGTTACCCCTAAAGTAGCGTTAAGTACGCAAGACGACTCTTTTACAAAGGAAGAGCTAGTCTATATGTTGGCTAATATTGATGCGTTCACTGAACCCGAACTGATTGAGATGACGACATTACTTGAAGAAATCGACCATAGGGCAACACTAAAAGCAGCTCATGACGATTTAATTGATTTTTGTCTACACATGGAACCAGCGTACATCGTAGGGAAACACCACAGGATTCTAGCCGATAAGCTCATGGATATTGAGTCGGGGAACAACGACCGTGTGGGAGTGAATATGCCCCCGAGACACGGTAAGTCACACTTAGTGAGTACCTACTTTCCAGCGTGGTTCATAGGGCGTAACCCTACCAAGAAACTACTTATGGCATCCCACACAGCGGACCTAGCGGTGGACTTCGGCCGGAAGGTCCGAAACATTATATCCAGCGACCTCTACAAGGAGGTGTTTCCAAACGTAGGACTATCGAAAGACTCTAAGTCGGCCGGCCGGTGGAACACGAATCACGGCGGTGAATATTTCGCTACGGGTGTAGGCGGTGCACTGGCTGGACGCGGTGCAGACCTGTTGTTGATTGATGACCCACATAACGAGCAAGATATCATCAACGGTAACTTGGACGTGTTTGAAAGGGCGTATGAATGGTTCACCCTTGGAGCTCGGACACGTCTGATGCCGGGGGGTCGAGTAGCGATAATCCAAACACGATGGCACCAAGATGATCTTACCGGCCGCGTCTGTAGAGATGCAGGGAAAAACCCCAAAGCGGATCAGTACGAGATTGTAGAGTTCCCTGCCATCTTGGAGATAGACCAGCCGGATGGGACGATGGTAGAGAAACCGCTCTGGCCTGAGTTTTTCGATATTGCGGCACTGCACAGGACTCGGGCTTCTATGCCAACCTACCAGTGGAATGCACAGTACCAGCAGAACCCCACCGGAGAAGAGGCGGCACTTGTAAAACGGGAGTGGTGGAAGAAGTGGAGGGCCGACAAACCACCTAGCTGCGAATACATCATAAGCTCATTGGATACGGCGGCAGAAACAAAGACACGAAACGACTATACTGCCCTAACAACTTGGGGTGTGTTCTTTAACGAGGAGGAGGACCGGCACGAGCTAATCCTCCTAAATTGTGTGAAGAAACGTATGGAGTTCCCGGAGTTGAAAGCGTTCACCCTAGAGCATTGGAATGATATACAGCCCGATTCTCTAATCGTGGAGAAGAAGTCGTCAGGCGTAGCGTTATTCCAAGAACTACGGCGGATGGGAATACCGATACAAGAATATACCCCACACCGGGGAACAGGTGATAAAGTAGCTCGTTTGAACTCGGTATCGGATATAGTAGCGAGTGGCTTATGCTGGGTACCAGAGACTCGGTGGGCAGAAGAGTTAGTTGAGGAAATAGCAGGATTTCCCTATATGGGACACGATGACATTGTAGATAGCACGGTCATGGCGCTAATGAGATTCCGATCTGGCGGTTTCATAAGACTGCCCTCAGACGAACAAGAAGACGATAAATACTTTAAATCTAAACGCCACAAGGCGTACTACTAGGACAACTAAATTATGGTTATGGAAAGAACAAACAACAACGAACCTGATGGTTTGGAGTTCGAAGAAGTAGAAGACTTTGACGGCGAAGTTACTGATGTAGAGCTCGAAGAAATCGAACAGGGGGAGTTCACTGAGCTGGATGACGGCAGTGCAGAAATTATCCTTGTAGTAGATGAAGAAGAGATCATCGAGTTTGGTGCTAACTTAGCGGAGTATCTGGAAGAGTCAGCGTTATTGGAGATTGGCAACAACCTGCTCGAAGAGATTGAATCAGATATCGCGGGTAGAGCGGATTGGGTATCAACCTATGTCCAAGGCTTACAAACACTCGGCCTGAATTATGAGAACCGAACGGAACCGTGGGAGAATGCCTGTGGTGTTCACTCAACAGTATTAACAGAAGCCGCCATCCGATTCCAAGCAGAGACGATGGGAGAAACTTTCCCTGCAAGTGGGCCGGTTAAGACGCTGGTTATGGGCGAGGATAGCCCAGAGAAGAAAGAGGCAGCGGTGCGCGTTCAAGAGGATATGAACTATCAGTTAACCGAGGTGATGACAGAGTATCGCCCAGAGCATGAGAGGATGTTATTTACCCTCGGGCTTGCCGGTTCGACGTTCAAGAAAGTCTACAAAGACCCTACACTGGGGAGACAAACAGCTACCTTTGTAAATGCGGAAGACGTTATTGTCCCTTATGGTGCAACAGATATTGATACTTGTGAGCGCGTTACTCATGTAATGCGTAAGACTGTTAACGAAGTAGCGAGGTTACAAGCGAGTGGATTTTACAGAGATGAAGACTTGGGTGACCCAGAGCCCTTTTATACAGACATTGAAGAAGCTAAAGCAGACCTATTGGGATTCGAAGCTAACGATGATGACCGCCATACTTTTTACGAAGTACATGCCGCTCTCATTATTGAAGGGATGGACGATGAAGATGGGCTTGCTAAACCTTACGTGGTTACTATAGAACGGTCTAGCGGAGTAGTTTTAGGGTTACGTAGAAACTGGGAGGAAGGAGACCACCTCAACGCAAAACGACAGCACTTCGTGCATTACACCTATGTGCCGGGGTTTGGCTTCTACGGTATGGGCTTGATTCACTTGGTGGGTGGATACGCCAGAGCGGGTACCTCGCTGATTCGACAGTTGGTAGATGCTGGCTCATTGGCTAATCTCCCCGGTGGACTTAAGGCTAAAGGGTTAAGGGTTAAGGACGACGACCAGCCCATCGGCCCCGGTGAGTTTAAAGACGTAGACGTGGTGTCTGGTTCGATAAAGGACAACATCATGCTGCTCCCGTACAAGGAGCCGTCTGCAACCTTATTGGCGCTGCTAGACAAGATTACACAAGACGGTAGGCGCATGGCGGCAACGAGCGATCTCGATGTGTCAGATATGTCTGCCAATGCCCCGGTAGGAACAACGCTGGCGCTCTTGGAAAGAACCCTCAAACCCATGACTGCGGTACAGGCGCGAGTACATTATGCGATGAAAGGGGAGTTCAAACTCCTCAAGAAGATTATTGCTGAACATGCCCCTGAAGAATACACATACGATACGAATGCGAGTCACCAACGGGCACGGAGGTTGGACTACGAAACAACCGATATTATCCCAGTCAGTGATCCCAACAGCTCCACTATGGCGCAACGTGTTGTACAGTACCAGACAGCTATGGAGATGGCCCGTGCTGCACCTCACATATATGACGAGAAGTTTCTACATAGACAGATGCTGGAAGTAATAGACATCCCGAATGCGGAAAAGATCGTCCCTATGGATGACGATATGGTGCAGGTTGATCCTGTGAGTGAGAACATGGCGGCTATGGTAGGCAAACCGGTCAAAGCGTTCATACTACAAGATCACGATGCCCACATTGCTGTACACCAAGCCTTCATGCAAGACCCCACTATCGCACAGCTTATTGGACAAAACCCAATGGCACAGCGGATCATGGCGAGTCTACATGCACACGTAGCAGAACACGGCGCGTTCTCTTATAGGAAGCAGATAGAAACAAAACTTGGTGCACCACTCAGCGCACCAAATGAAGAGCTACCTGTAGAGATTGAGCAAACCCTGTCTCAGCTCATGGCAACAGCAGCTATCCAAGTAGCCGCTGACAATAAGAAAATGGTTGCGGCACAGCAAGCGCAACAGCAAGCACAAGACCCCGTTGTCCAGAACAATAAGGCGGGTATTGAGAACGACCGTATGGAGATCCAACGTAAGGCACAGAAAGACGCTACGGATAAGGTCATCTCACTACGGGAACAACTCCGCAAGGAACGCAAAGACCTCAGTGAAGCGGAACTTAAGAAACGCGGGTTGGAGATCGAAGAAGCAGAACTTTCACTTAAAGCCGCAGAAGCCGGGGAGACTATAAGCCTCAACAAACGCAGACAAAACGATTTGGCCGACGAAGCCGCAATAAAGATAATTGATGGCAAAGCTGCCAGAAGAGAGGCACGACAAACGCCTGAATTTGGACAAAAACAAGGGAAATAGATCATGGCAAAAACCGTCATAGACGTAGCAAGAGACAACATCGCGCTTGATAGAAAAGCAGCAGAAGATCAAATAGTTTCAGGTGGGGTTCGAGATTGGACTCAATACCGGGAAGTAGTGGGGCTCATTCGAGGTCTGGACACCGCTACAGCTTACCTAAACGACCTTGCAAGGAATATGGAAGAAAACGATGACTAATAACGTAGCAGATTTACTTTACACAGAACCCGAGGAGACCGTAACGGACATGACTGAGGAGGAATATGAGGCTAGTTTGCCCCATCCGACCGGTTATAGAGTCCTTATTGCCTTACCGGTCCAAGAAGAAACGCACACCGGCGGTGTTATCATTAAGGCCAAGGAGACCCAACATATAGAACACCTTATGTCGATTGTAGGTTTGGTCGTGGAATTAGGACCGGATTGCTACAAGGATAAAAATAAGTTCCCTGTCGGTCCTTGGTGTGAAACAGGTAATTACGTTATGTTCCGTTCTAATTCCGGAACCCGATTCAAATTTGGAGGTATGGAGTATCGTCTGATGAATGACGATTCTATCGAGGCAGTAGTAGCCGACCCCAAAATGATTACACGAGTGTAAGGAGAATATCATGGCAAGAGAACAAGTAGAGTTTGAATTCCCAGATCCAGATATGGATGCAGCAACTGCCGAGATCGAAATTGAAGATTCCTCGGCGGAAGCGATTGACCTTGAGGATAAGACTGTAGAAGGTGGATTTACCGAGGTTGATATAGAAGCAGAAGAAGGAGAAGAAGGAGAAGAAGAGGCCGAACTGGAGATCGAGGTTGTTAACGATGTTCCGGAAAAAGACCAGAACCGTACACCTTCAGAACCCCCTGCGGATGTTACTGACGAGGAGATGCAGGACTACTCCGAGAAAGTACGTAAGAGAATCAAGCATTTTAACAAGGGATATCACGACGAGCGGAGGGCGAAAGAACAAGCCACTCGTGAAGCGGCAGAGCTCCAGCGTGTAGTTCGTACCCTACTTGAAGAGAAGAAACAGCTTTCTCAGAAGGTACAAAAGGGTGAGTCTACG